GTCAGCTAATTATTTTGCATCAAATATGTAAATATGTACCTTGGTAACTAAATATGTAATGATGTAAGCTAATGTAGCCTTCGTTAAAAACTTGCATGCGTGAAAACCCTCATAAACTAGGGAAAAATTCAACATGTAAGTTTTTCTGTTTACGAAGGCGGCCCTAAGGGCCCCGCGGCTGCGCGCGGTTAGAGAGTCGAGAAGAGGACGGGGGTGCCCATCCAATTCAATAGAGTAAAATCCTCTCCGGGTTGGAAGTATCGGTCTACGATGATGACGCCTGTTGAGGCATACGAATCAATTACGACTTCATGACTGTCCGTTGTTGTGAGTGATCCTGAAATGGCTGCAGGACGAGCTGACCGAAAGCGAAATCTATAATAAAATGGAAATTCCGCATTCAACTCGTTGGCCAAAGCTAGGTTTGTGATAATCGTTCCTCCCCACATGGAACTGTTTGACTCAGTGTAGGTTGTCGCTAAGTCAGTGGCGGATGATGTGTCAAATACTGTGGTGCTAACACTATTTTCAGCAAGACCCAATTGCAAGCGATTGAGGCGAGCGAAAGGACAAGTTGTGCCAAGCGAATTAATCACATACTTGGACCGTGTACTTCCTCTCCAACCATTATAGCAAGCCATCAAAAAATATAGAGGGCTCGCGGGTGCATTGACAACAGGATATTCTGGAATGTTTGTAGCTGTGAGCCAACTTCGCTGAAAAGGAGTTGTAGCATCGAACGCTTTTGAACCAACATAATAGGGTCTACCAATGATCTGACGAAGATGAAGTATCTTTTCACCAATGTATACGAACGGATCCATCTTTGCTATCTCAGATTCCTGCATCTGTGCATTCATTGGTGTTCGGCCAGGATCAGCTATTGTTTCTACCTGCGCATCCTCGGATTGGAATGACATGTTTGGTGACGAGAACACTGCATTGTAAATTTTCCCCGTTGCAATGGCAGAAGGATCTGGAACATCATGACCTTGCCATAACACATTGACCTTGGTAAAACCATAGCCACTAGTCGGTGGCAAATACGAATTCGTTTTCTTCGCACTTCCATTAGTCCATGTCTCAATTGGTGGGGAATATGGTCCATTCACAATCCACACATCACCCTCGTGGGTAATGTACACTTTGTCACCATTGTTGCCGTTGCTATACAATCCTGAATCTCCTCCATTGAACCATTGAACTGATGGAGCACCTCCCCTCAACATTGTCACTGGGTACGGTCCGGTAGCATCGTTCACATTATCTGTGTCAAGAGAGTTTCTGTCTGCTCCAAAAGCACTTTTCCATGTCCATCCAGGGCGCACAGGAAGGCTAGCTCCAACAATGGCGAATTCAGCGGCACCGCTCTCAGCTTCAACCATCACTAATTCCACGTCTGTATACGTGTCATCAGCTGGAACAGGAACTTGAACTGTCATCGTGACGGGTGTTGTACCTTCAATTAATGTTGTTGGGGAGAAATACGCACCCGATTGTAATTGGAAGAAACCGTCAACACCGTCTTTCTTGAACAACGTCAGTGAAATCGGGATGGATGGACCTTGACCTGGGCTAGAATAAACAGGAGCAGTGAATGGCGTGTCCGTAGAAATTTGAGGATATTGCATTTTATTGGAACCTATTTGCACATTCCCCTCTGGTGATTGAATCACAACGAGTTCACCCGTGTTGTCAATTTCTTGCCTGGCAACAGGAGGTGCTTCTGACGGTCGTGTGATAGAAAAATTCCCCAAATCAATGCGCGGGACCGCCAGCTGGAAATCGTGTCCAGCACTGACAAACACATTAATATGTGCTGGTGCGATAACCGTATCATCAGGGATCACCAATCTATTCATCACTGCAACCATGAGCAATCCGTTCGCTTCTGCCAGCTGGCCTGGAGTATAGAGGCTACCACTGTCTAAAGTTTTGTAACTCAACGTGTCTTCACTAGGGTCCTCACATTTCAACCAAGCTTGTGCTTGTGCCCAAGACACTTCTATCTCAAAATCACGCTCTTCTGAGATGTCCACCACGGATTGAATGTTCGTTTGCCACATCTGATCCACGAGGTTGAAAGTGTACACCGGCTCATGAATAAAACGAAGCCTGCCTCGATGCCATTTCGAACACACAATCTGAAAGCGAAATTTAATCGATCCTGTCCAATACTCAAACATTCTGGACACGTAGGCTAGAGGAGTCATGTGGTATTCCTCAAGAGCTGACTGGTATAGGAATTGCGCGGGGTGCACTCTGTGTAAAGCTAGTATAGCTCCCTCTGTATCTGCAACACTCCAGTCATACGTTCCAATGAATGTTTCTTTCTTCAAAACAAAATCTAGAGCCATCTCATCTTCAGATAGTGATGCCACATAAGGATCAATTGTTACCTCATTATGCTCATCCAACGCTAAAGAAATTGCATTGGAGGGAACATTGTAATTCGCGACGTTTCCAAGAGGCCGGTTCTCGAACTTGTGAGTCATCTCTTTCGACCTCGGGTGTGCCAAACCAATGGCACGCAGCACTCCTGCAGTAGCAGTAGCCGCTTTCTCCGTCGCCAACGCATAACCACCAAAAATTGGTGTGAGATGCTTTGCGACACTCGCAACTTTGGTCATTATCGAGCTTGGTTTATCATTAGGCGATTCGTCACGCGCCTGCAGCGACATTTCTGGGTGTGATAGATTTGTCACCCGCGTGCTCGTATGCATGCGTACATTAACCATTCTTGCACGGATGTAAACAGTCACCTTCTGATCAACCCCCGAAACATGAGCCAAGGGATTTAATTGACGCACAGACAAATACCCGAAATCATCAGGGTTGTCCTTAGCCAGCGAGAAAAAGTTAGCTGGCCAATAGAAGGGTAGAGTCATTGTCCCTCCTGAGGACGCAGAAGCATCTATAAACATTCGTTGTCTTTGGCTAGCTTCTACATTGTCTGCGCCAATGAGTCCTCGATCACGTAAGAACCCATCGTATTTCGGATAAGGGACCCAATTCACCAGCAACATTCCATATAAAAAAGGGTTCGCCGAGATCTCGAAATCTATCTCCAGATCAAAAATCAAATTTGCAAAATACTGCATTTTGTTCTTGACCGGGACCGAGTTTAAGATCAACGACAGTATGTTATACTGCTGATACACTGAGACTCCGATGCCCCACTCCAAGCGATCGATCAACACTGGTCTTTCTAAATATGTTGCCAGTGAATCGACATCGCTCGTGTACATATCGCGTGTTCCATCTCTCACAGTCCCACGCGACGAGGACCATGACAGAGCGCTACCTTGATCATGCACGATGTTAGCGCTCGCCATCATGCCATTGGTATTCATTGTATTGTTAGTAGCAGGTAATTTCGCTTCTTGTTGTTCCTCACCCAGAAAACAACAGCGGGTCTCGGTTTGTACAGAGAGCAAGCGTTGACAGCCATCACCGGACGTGGCGGTCTCCGTAATCAAATACTCTGTGTAGGGCTTTAACGTAGGTGTAGTCCCCAAAACTCCCATTGGTGAATCTTGCAGATCCAGGTTGGAAAAAAACGTTGGAATTTCTTTCTGCTTCAAGCTGTTACCAACATCTTCCCATGTGGTTTCAGGGGTTAACCATGACCCAATACCATTATGGATCATGGCTTCTCTGATAGCATTATAGAACACATAAAATTGTTCTTTGCCATGGAAAAACAGCTCGATTTCATTTTGAATCACGACAATAGCGATCTGTTCGACAGGACCAAAAGGGGCATCTTTGTCGAAATTGTGAATCATATATGATTTCTTGAGTGATTTGACTGCTAGAGGTGCCACCCACCTATCCATAAACTTGCAGTACCTAAAACCACGCGACACAAATGATGCTTCGTCAATGGTGGTGAACTCGGATGTGAATACGGGATTTTTCTTTCCATCTGTGTAACCAACTCGTACTGATGCTAAGGCAGACTGCACGACAAACTGATTAAACCAATCGCAGTCCGGATGGACACTTGCTAAATGGTCATCTCCTGCAGTGATCAGCTTGACGTGTTTGTGAAATTTTAACTCGCATGCTGACACAGAACCCAGTTGTTGATACAAAGACCAGTAGTACGCATAACGCATGAACAAACTATTGACTAAACAATTGATGATGAAAGTTCCCGGATGTCCGGAAGGATTGGAACCGCCAGCGACAAATAGTACACCCCGAGCTTCATAGGTCGGGAATGCCACTTCTGTAGCGATACCTCTCATAATCGTAAGTTGTCTGTCATTATATCCTGCCTCAGCTGCTATATCTATTAAAATTTCAAATGCAGCTAAAATGAGACTAGCACTCATAGTTTTGTCGTACGTCTGGTAATCGCCCTCTATCAGTCGATCATGCCACGCTAAATGTTGAGCTACTTGATTCCAATCCTCACTGTGGCAATTCAGTCCCAAAGCCATTTCGAAACGCAAAGGATTCAGCTGCATCATTCTGAAAATTGTTAAGTAATACCGCCGAAACAAGAATGTAAAATTCATATTACACCCACCAAAAATACGGGCGTGGTCTTTTGTTAGCTTCGTTGGCTCAATTTTAACCGAGAGCGTGAACACAGTATAAATGCGTTTCCCTTGTGCCAATTGTTCCTCCATCGCTGAAATCTTCTCCAAATGAGCATCATCTAGTGTGTGTGGACATGAGACTGGCAGCGTTTCATCACCTTGGACATAGAATCGTCCTTTAGGTCCTCTCTCTGGAAAGCCTGCCGATGTAGCTGGGTTCATTTTATCAACGCCAACAATGGAATCTTGACCCGACACAACTATGGTATCGGGGAGCGGATGAATGTGATTCGAGAGATTGGGAATCTCATGGATATAACTCATGATGTGTTCCTTCAAATCCAAGACAGAACGCCGAAACACACTTGCAATGAACTGATTGCGTGGGTGAGCAATCTCCTGCAGTGCGTGATGCAAGTGACGTGTGCTGTTGGGATGTGGAACAGGACCAAATACTTTCTCCCAGCCTAGCGTTTCTACGAGTCTGTCCGCGATGATTGAGTCCTGAATGTTTTGACAATATTTCCCTGAGTGACCATTGTGTGTGCCAATTACATCTATAATAGGCATCACACCCTCTTGGTGTTCAATGAAATTTAGTGGGTGTCTATCATTCAACGTCGGTGTCACTTCCAAAGCTTGGAGATCAATCCCAAAAGTAACACCTTCGTGGACAGGCACGCTTGATTTAGCGTTCAAGTCCTCAACCGCTTTTTTCAAGTCATTCAGTAGCAACTGGGAGGATCCACCAATCACTGAGCCATTCTCACCACATATATGCAGGCTGTGGATAAAGGGTTGAGCTTCAGGGTTGCCCATCCACACAGCACCACACAAACCAGGTACTGTCATAATTGGATATTGAGACAACATAGAGACACGAATCTTTTTAGAGAATAAGTCTGAGCGCAAATTAATGGGACAAGAACGCATGCATTTTGAGGTTTCCTTCAATTGGCCATCGTCATAATAATACAGCATTGCGAAAACGCCTGACGTTTCTTTCTCTGGAAAATACTCAAGTAGACTTGTCTTGGGCATAGCTCCACTCACGCGGACAAGAGAATATTCTGTTGAGCCATCACCTAACTCGACGCAGTCACGGGGCGTGAATGTGCCACGCACATTAGCACGGACATCAAGCTCGTTTCCTTCAAGATCGCCAATGAGAGCAACGATCTCATAGTCCTCAGCTCCTTTGCTAATCGCATGCGTGGGAAGCAGCCAATCACAACCACTCAAACAAAGACCATGACAATGTGTCGAGTCAGGAACGAGATTGCCAGCTTCGTCTTTCTTCTGCCAGCGAATAACAACGTTGGCTAGATTACGTTTAATCTTAGCTGACAAATGTGCTGGAGCAGATGTTAAAGAAGCATGTCCCAAATGGTTTTTCATGTCTGCCATTTTTGCCCATTTATTGTTATGTTCACCGGCTAGTGGAACAACAGCTTGAGCTTCTTCACTATGCAAAGTCATGTTTTGCATGCTGTCGTCTATACGTACAATCTCCTCAAGAACTTCCGGCATCAGAGTTAATGGCTTCGCAGCTGTGAAATTACGATAAAAGCAATACAGTGTGTAAAAAGCAATTGCCATAGCGGCATAATCGAGCGTTTTCTTCACAATACGAGATCCAAGATTACCAAACATGAGCTCTAAAGTGCTAGGCACCTTTAATCCAAAACGTTGACGAACCTTAACAGCGGCTAACATCGCTGGGTTCCCTTTTGATTCCCTGACAGCTTGCCAATTAGCTCGCGTCTCCTTGCTCACCACCAGATTGTCCAACCACTCATCGATGGTGTCCCCCGCCTTGAACGCTCTAGATAAAATACGGCCTGTGTTGCAACACATAGATGCTAGTGCTCGAAGTACATTCATTACGGTCCACTTTCCATGAAACAGAAAGTTTATCATCATAGGAAGAGCACAAAGTGTCCAGCAAAACACACCGAGAACACCAAACATACAAGCGAATCTGACCATTACCCATTTACCCATGGCTAACATGTTATAACCCAACATATTCGCTATCATCCATCTATCTCCAATGGCCATATGATCCCCCATACGGTACCGTTTCATGCAGAATCTGACTAACCGAGCTCTCCAACGTTCCATATACGTGGCGTCGGCATATAAGTTCTCCATCTCCTCAGCAGGGGTATCTAGAGGGGCATCAATGATTTTGTTGAAATGCACTTCTCTCACAGTAGGCCGCTTCTTACAAGGATTACTCCACCAAGGCATGTTCTCGTACATAGCCCAATACTTCGTCCACAAATAGTTCAAGTCTTCACAATTTTCAAGCGTACTTTCTTCCTTTTCCAGTGCCTCTATTTCACGGTGTAACGCATCCCATCTAGCTTTTTTGACGGGGTCCCAAGGACGATTGTCAACATGGTCTCCTCTAGTTTGCGGCCCCACATCGCGCACATAACCAAGTTGCACAACATGAAACTTGAGCCACTCAGTATCATGGATGCGTATCACATCCACGACTAAGCCATTATCAATACATCCTTGGAACAACACGTGTTGCCACCAGGCAACCCAATGTTGACGCGTCAAAAATTGTGGTGGACGAACCCAAGATATCCACACCTCATAAGATCCATCAGGTCGCGAGACATACATTGGTGCCGTTGGGTCGCGGGGTTGCATCGGGGGAGCTTCACCATCCTGGAAACCCCAAGCATCTGTGCCATATGAATCCTCAACTGCTGTTACATGAACACACAGCAAGTCGACTCCACCTGTTTGGTACACTTGATACGCTTCCTCAAGAAATTCATCTCGTCTGTCTTCACACATCATAGGCAATACATCTTCGAAAATTTTTTGAATTCGCCGAGCATGACTACCCCAATATTTTTTGATGCGGAGATATTCAACATGACTACTCACTTCAAACAGTTTCACTTCTGGGGCGACTGTCTCTGCAATGCTCTCGGAGTCTGTCAGTTCTCCCTCACTTTCAACGATGGCTTCCAACGTGGCTTGAGTCAACACAGGTTCCTTAACGACATCAGGACTAGCAGGCGTAATTGCCTTAATGTGTTCCTTATGCCTAATTGGGAAACGCTTATCCATAAAACTAGCGATCTCAACAGGATCTGGTGGCGTCAATTGGTGTGTAGAATCAAAAACAGGTGCACATATGGGATTTTCCACAACAGTATCCATAGGAGTCTGTGGTACCTTGGATTTGCTTGCCATTTCTAAATCAAAAGGATTAATTGGGCGGAACGGCATTTTCCGGCATGTGGAACATCCACCTTCAACGCGTCCGTGTTCACAAATCCAACCTGTTGGATTGTTTAAGCGCTCAGTGATATCACGTTGAATCATAAAATGACGTTCCGAGTCGGCAGCTATCCAATCGAGTAGTTCAGCATTATCAAAGGGTTTCTCACGAACTCTGGTTATTTTCGCTTCTGTGCCGGCAATCTTACATTTCCAAATATGAAAGTCCCATATATCGGGGAACCTATCTTTCGGAATTTTGCTATAGTCCGGTTGCCCTTCCTCATTACGAAATTCACTGCGTAGAATCGTTTCTATGTACACTTCGACTCTTCGATAAGCAGCTTCAGGTTGGTTGGACATTGTGTGAGCATGGAACTCCTTGATGTGACACGTGATACCTAAAATTTTAGCCATGCAATAACGTTTGCCTTTGTCTTCAACAGCTGCACCTGGCAATTGCACAGGAACATTGGAGGACCAATCGAGCAAAATGCGTACTGGATTTGTTTTTTGACCAGTATTGGGCTTTTCGTTCATGAAATCATCTAACACGAGCACTTCTTGTTGTTGCACTTCGGAGAAATATTCATCCTTAAAATTAACAGTGCAATAATTTGTCGTGTCAGTGGAAATGTTATTTGTCTGAGCGACTTGCCTCCAAATGGCTTGTGAAACTGTCGATTTCATGGATGATGTTGTACCAGAGATAAGATAAGTATATGGTTTCAATCGGTAAGACATGCATCTAAAATGTGAGACCATGTCAGACTTCACCGATAAAACATCTTTCAACATCTTGGTGTACATCATCTTTTCTGTATCCTTAACCCTTCGCATAGCAACAGTAATGGCATCAATAGTTCTATTAAGAGCAGCGTTATACTCCATAGAACTCTTATAATGCACATCCTTGGGGCGAGACGGACTATCCAAAGTACCTAAGACAGCATCGTCTCGTTCTGCCATGATGTAAGAGTATTCCAAAAACATACTCTTCTTCGTGCCACACGACCATCCTGTGAAGTCAACAGTTTTCCCGTCAAAGTAATCGCCGATGCAATCAGTAACCAAAATACCGATCTTCATGATTGCTGCTATTACGTCAGGGATTCCACTGACTTCCCTTTTCACCTTCTTTGCAAATATACGATAATTAGGCTGATCCAATACATCTACAAAGTCCTGCTTCATGACACCCACAAATACAAGAACATTCAGGAGGTCTATGATTGCGTCAACCATCGGGCAACCAGCCCATGTGACTGTGCCATTCCAGAGTTTTTGCAGAGATTCGCTCATCCTCTTCCATGTATTGCTGTTTTCATCCTGCAAGCCTAACCCGCATTTACAAATCTTCATCAATGATTCCAAATTTGAATCACCAATATCGTGGTACATCAACCTCATTGTGGTGTATAACGTTGATATAAAATGCATGTAGCCTGTGGCTTGCGAAAGATTATAACATGATGTGGCAATGTCAAGGGCGATCATACCCATAGTTTTGACATCTGGAGCTACCATATTTAACATGTTCCTGAACGATTGTAATTGATTCTCAAATGATATCCATCCTCCTGTTTCTGATGAGTCGTCAGATTTTGACGTAGCGTCATCATAATCCATTTGTAGAGCATCCGGTATTTCCCGAGGTGGGGGAAGTAATGTTGTCGCACCATCTTTAGCCTGGAAAGATAGTTTCGACAAATCCGGCATCTCTAATTCGCGTAAGTTTTGCTTGGTTAGTCTCCTTTGTTTACCGGTATGTGGCCGGAAAGGAGGTAGGCTGAGTGGAACATTACGTTCCCGGACGATGGGCGAAGGTGGAGGCAAAGGAGGTGCCTCTTTCTTCGCTACCCATCTGTAATTTGGCAAACGTCTTTTGTCTGGACGTTGCCTAGGAGTGCGAATAATCGCACATTCGAGCTCAAAATCGAACTCTTTGTGCACTTTACGACGTTTGCGTGCCGTCGTATGTGCATGTCGGTCCCATGCCTTCTGATCCAAATCTATCTCGTCATGCTCAATAGCATCTTCAAGAATATCTGGCCTCAAAGGCGCATAATATCCAAAATCACTCTCCTTGAGAGACTTATCTCTTTGTGCTCTAAGCTTGGCATATTGCCAAGGCGTAGCACGCCTTCCTACTTTGCCTACCTTTTGGTTAAAGGTTCTTCCACCATAAGTTTGGGCGAGGGGGCCGAATTCCTCTTTTGTACTTGCGACCACGGGGGGGGAGTTTTTGTTTTGTGTTGATGTGTTAGAGACCGGTTTTAAGCAGACTATCGTACTGGTCAGAACAATAGCCAAACAGATCGATTAGACAATTTCCACACTTACCTCGAGGAGCCATATATAAGCCAGGGGCGTGTGGTAGGGTCACCTGTTTGTCCGTGAGCATTTGCATACCCACAGAAACCCAATATCCGTATTGCTGGATCATCTCCATGCTGAACGGCCAGCATTTTTGCGTAGCACATAAGTGTCAGGCTCGTCAGTTCCTGAATTATCACCCACTGTACATACACTCATTTTGGACCTGCGATCCACTACTAATGTCACGTGTTAGTCTAACTCTCTGATGGAGTAGACTTTTTACGCCATTCGCTTCCCATCGTATTATACCCATAATCGGAATCAAGGTTAACCGCACATGCTACCATGCGCAGTCCTTGTCAAAACCAAAGGACAGTGAATTCCCGGGACTCTAGCGGCGTGACTAACAATAAACACTTTCATATAAGGGCAGAACCCGCACCGAAGGCGAAGTGCTGTTGCCATATTATATCACTTGCAATTTAATGCGAATGTTAAGTTTACCCATGGTTAAGGACTTAGAAACATTCATGACATTGAATAATAGCACCGGGCAATCGGGGAAAGTTACATATAAAGTAATTTCACACGGTGTGGTTAACCGGTAACAGCGCAGAGGGGGGTGGTCAATTTATGATATTTCAATCAAAAGAAGACCAAACTTAAAATTTTTATCCCTAGAAAAAGTACATCTAGGACACGTATTTCCGTAAGTAATAACTCATTAACGTCGTTGTGATTGTAGGCTACCTAGCCTGAAAGAACTAGGCGACTGATTGGTTACAGTACTGATTGGTTACAGTGAAAACTCAAATGCACTACAGATTTGAAAGATACGAAATCAAACAAAACTGCAGAACAAGTACAAACAAGCGCTCAGGCGTTTCCTGAAACTAAGCGTAAGAGACCTCATGTGGATACAAAATCCACAT